CAGTTGATGCCGCAATGTCGCAGGTGTAACTAGTAGTTAGGTCAGTTGCTATATAATCAAATGAGAATATTTGATACTGACGACTTTCTGCTACAGCAGTTTGCCATCCAAGCTGTCTTACTACCGTGGTACTAGAAGTATAGTTATATACATATCCTGTATTAACTTTTTGTGTGATCGGGTTAGTACCGCTAACATAGTTAAAACTTTCACTGTTTAAAGGTACATCAAATCTAATGTCGCCTACAGTATTAACAGAACTATAACGTAATGGAAATCCCAATACAATATCTTTTATACCAGAACCAATACCATAACTGAATAGTTTGTTACCTCTAAAAGATGAACCAACATATACATCTGTGTTTCCAAAACTGATTCCATCATTATCAAATACATCAAAGTACGGTGCTTGATTTACTGTAGTTTTTTGCTGTGCTAAGAACCAATCTATTCCATCAAAGTAAAAGTCTTTACCTTGGTTGTTGTATCCTTTAAAGGCAAAGGTGCATTCTAACGGCAACACTAGACCATCATCTGCTTCAGATAAAGTTATTAGTTTATTGCCATTACCTTCAATGTCTGATAATCTTACAACGTATACTTTATTTTTTACTTCTGGATTTGTGTCAACCGAGAACACAATTCTTGCACCATCATATATTTGATAGTTGTCATTAGATAAATCATTAGCTACCAATGAAGCCTCGATTGTCAGTGGAACGTTTATTGAATCATCCCACTCAACGGTCAATATAGTTGTGCCTGGTACAGTTAACGAGTCAATCTCAGTAATCTGAGTGTTTCTAGGTAACACATTTGTTGTGTCACTTATATATTGACCAATTTGAAATGTGCCGGCAGTATTTAAATAACCATAAATATCATCTGTGTTTATTTCAATAGTGGTAGATGTACTAGCGGTAACGTTAGCAATAGTTGCGGTATAAGCAGTATATACCTCAACGTCAGGCCAATAGTTTTCTTGACCGGCAACGTATGTAAATGCATCAGTTGTTCTATCATCAAAGAAATCAATAGGTGCTTTACCTAGTATACCATTATCAAATAATCTTAAGTTAGGATAAAACTCAATGATTGGGCGTTTTGCTTTATTATCCTGAGTTGCATATACAGTTGCAATAGTTGGATCATTGTTATATGTAGCTGTTGCATTGATAACATCAATATGGAACCAACGATTACTTCTTGACCAAGCATTTTTATCAATACTATTTCTTGTGATAGTAATATAATCCTGATAAACCGGCACATACAATGTGCTATCAAAGTTTCCAATATCATATGGCAATGTATCATAAGGGATATATGTACCTTCGGTGAAGGGCTCGGGAGCAATAAGTATAGCTGTATTAATTAACTCAATTGCAGTACCAACACCTTCTACATAATATTCTCCTTCTTTGTAGCTTGTTGGAAAAATATCTCCTGAAAAAGTCACTTTAAGGCCATTGGTAAACACTACACCATTTGGGCTGGTGTACTGTTCTCTACCCAATATATCATTGATATCTAGTTGATTAGTTGTGTTACTTTCGATAAGTTTAATAATACCTACTTTGTTAGCACTAACACTATCCTGATAATATAATGTATCAAGTATAGCACTTAAATATGGGATAAGATTGATAGTACCAACTGTAGTACGATAAAAGTTTCTTGCTTTCCATTGTGTTCCATATGTAGCTGTGATTTTTTGATTTATCGGGATAGCAGTTGCTGGTACCAAACGTAATACAGGATCATCTGCTGAACCTTCATACGTTATAGTATAAAAAGTAGAATAGATATCTGTATAGAATCCGCCTTCATAGTTATTGAAATCTGCTGTTGTACCCGGGACTACATATGGATCATTACCACCATCTTCGTCATAAGTTGTTGTATCATAAAACTTAGATACATAACCTGTTAAAGCTTTTGCTATTCCTGTTCCTGTACCAACAGTGGCTGCAATAAAACTATCACCTATTGTGTAAGTATCACCAGTCGTTCCAGCTATAGTATTCCATTGTGTTTGCGTAGTTGTGCCTAAATCTGTAATAGTGTATGTAGTTCCTACTACGAACGATCCGGCTGATACAATGAAAGGACTACCGGTGTTATAGAACATAACAGTAAGACCTTCAAGTCCTGTTACTCCATCGATGCTACCAATCGTACTTAATAGTTGCCCATTGATTTGATCAAATGGTAATGTAGATACAACGTCAACTAAGTTGTTACCAGGAAAGTTATATTCACTTTGTGCATCTTTATATGGAACAGTGAATAACACCACGCCGGCTGTTGCTCCGTTATTTTCTACACCTAATACATCACGTGTTTGTATATTTGGTTGTTGTGGATCATATCCAGTAACACCCGGTTTACCTTGAATCCAAAACTCACTAGTTTGATTTACTGTAAAAGTATATGTACCACCACGAATCAATGTGAGTGTTGGATTAGTTGTACCACCTGGATTAACATCACTGGTAATTTTATATCCATTGGGTAAACTTTGAACAGTATAATCTGTTGCTGTATAAACAATGTCAGTTGAGATATTAACTGCTGGCGCGCCAGTTGGCAACCAATAGTATTGATTAAAGTTAATAATCTTATCTAAGTTAGTAAAACTATCCCAAGAGTAGAACTCACTATTAAACAATCTGTCATTATTATTAGTGATTGCACCTTCAAGGTTCAACGCATCAATAATACCAGGATAACTAATAAAATCTTTAGCAGTACTTGTATTTGTTTTTGTAAAAACAACTCCAGGATCTAGTTGATAGTCTGTTCTAGTCTTAGTAGGTTCAATAACATATTTGTCTGTGGCGTTGATACCATAACCAAATTTGCTACCAACATAACCCTCGATTCTCATCGTATTGGGCTGGTCAACAATTTGATCCAGAGTTGCACCTAAGAACTGACTGTTAGTAGGTGTTTGGAATATCTCTGGTAAAAAGTTTAGTGTTCTAATTCGTGCTGCCATTATAACTCTCTAGTTGTTATATACTTATCTTATTTGTAATTGTACTGGGGTAAGCGCCGCAATCACAACTACGTCATTTGCTGTTGCACCATTGACAAAAATTTCAAATGGTGCTGACTTAATTTCATATAAATCACCAAAACTCATTGTAGGATCGTTTGGTACTAATACGACTGAGCTAACCAGATCACCTAGCTGTGCGTGTAAGTATGCACTTAACTCACTGAAATAAAAGGTATCTCCAAAACTCCAATTATTAATATTAAAATAAGTGTTCATTGCTGATAAGACAGCACTACGTATTTCACTATCACTCGCATTAGTTGATTGCGATTTAATTACTTTAACTGTCCCTTGCAACTGTGTGGCAGCCTTTTTTCCAAATAGTGGAACAAAGCGTACACTGTTAGGTATTACACTATCAGTTAACATTTTATAATCATCTAAGTTACCATATGCTTGCTGTAACTCATTAATAGTAGGTACCGGTGGTTTAGCTACTGTGCCAGTTGTATCTTGTATCCAATTTTGATATTGTGTATAATATGCTTGTGTTACCAAATATAAATCAATAATATTTGTTGTGGCAGGATCAATGCGTGTTGTATTGTTACTGTTATGTCTATACTGGTATAGTAACGCTTGTCTACCAGGTTGCATACTATATTGCGGTTGTGCAACCATCAAATAATAAGGTGTTGTTACACTAGTGTCTTGCACTGATGTGTAAAACACATTATCGCTGTACGCATAGAACAGTTGCCCTAATGGATATTCATATTTTACTACTTCAATATTAGTTAGTGTAGGATATTGATATACTACGTCACTTGATGCTATTAACTGCTCACGTGATAAGTTTACTGCATCTTCGATTAACTCAAAGAAAGTATATATTCCGGTATTAGCGTTACCTGTTATGTATCCTGTAACTGTTTGGAAAAAATCTGGATCTGTAACGATTTCTTTATTGTTAATGTCTACACTAGCGACTTCTACTTGAAAGTCATTTACATAGCCATCACTCTCAACTGTTTGACCAATTATATTTATTTGCACTGGTCTTGCTAATGGATAGTTACTACTAGGTTGTGTATTTGATGGTAGTACTTTAATAAAATCAGCTAATATTTTTCCAGTAAAAGGATCATAAACTAACTTACCTGAGTCAAACCAAAATCTAGTATCAGCTACACTACCAAAATAATAGCGTAGGGATTTATAAGCTATTTCATATCTATTATTGCCAAGACTATTAAAGTTTACAAACCAACCAGTAGCGTTGTAAGCATCTATAGACCAACGATCTTGTGTAATTAATAAAGAGTTATTGAATACTAAACTGAAACTTTGATTCAACTCCATTCTAATAACACATTCATCAATAACTGCTGTAGGCAATATATTGCCAAATGCAGGTATTACTTCATCAATAATAGCACCTTGTGGTACATACCCATTTAATGTTACCGGGCCAGAACCATTACTGAAGTTACCTTCCCCGTTGTTATATCCGTCACCAATGACACCTAAGACAGTAGTCCAATAAAATAATGTGTCGCTTGGACTTGAGATACCATATACTAATCTATTATTTTCGTCAAAGTATGCTCCTTGTGGTGCTGTTATTTTAATCAATGCACCTTTGGTAACATATTTCATATTATGTGTATTATATGTTCCAGTCGCTATTGGTGTATCAGTAGATCCAGTAATGTTATAAAAATATCCAGTGATACTATTTGCATCCACTGTGCTAGTGTTCCAATATACTATTCCATCACCTGATGCAACATCAATACTATAACGTGGGTAGTTTTGTAGATAATATTGTTTCGCTCTATTATCTGCTAATGCTACGGCAAGGTTGTCAGTTAAAAACTGAATAATATCACCGGTGTTTGTGATTGTTAGTGGTAGATTACCATCGTCACTATTTTGATATAGTCCGCCATCACTTGCAAATGAATTCGTGCTGGAGTATTTTCCTGTAGGATCAAGTAGGTCTAAGTTTTTAGACACGCCAATAGAACTGCGATTAATAGCGGCGCTTTTAATAATTGAACTGTATAATGTATATGGGAAATTTGTATAATCTTCACCATTAACCATTCTATTTTGAGTATAATATCGAGCAGGGGCACGTAGTTTAATGTTTGCTAATGTTTCTCTGGCTTGCGCTGTTGAAGCTGGTGTTTGTAATGATAATCCTATGGTAAGTGCTTCTGTTCGTCCTACTCTACTAATATACTGTATTGTTACTTGAATCCCTTGCATTTCGCTTGGATCAATAGTATATGTCAATGCGTTGCCACCACGTACATATGCTCTAAATGACCCAACCGGTGCTTCGGAAAATACTCCATCACCGAAAGTATAACTAACTTGGTCGTTGAATCGTGAAACTACAGAGAACACTTTCTTGTAACTTGTCTCTGTTTGTAAACTTGCATTTGCGTAAACGCTGTCTACTAGTCTCCAAAGTGTTCTACCACCGTTGCTAGCATTAAGTTGATATAACCAAGTGTCTGTGTTATTGATACCTTGAATATCAACATCTACAACTTGATTACTAATCTGTTGTTCTAAGTTGAAATCATAAGTTTGCAATGTTCCTTGTTTAAAATAAAAGAAGAAACCTGTATTTGGACTGCCGTATCCTAATTTATCATTACGATACATCATATTCATTTTACCACTTGGTGCAGGTGGAATCTCATACACATAATCTTCATCTAAACTAGTTGCACTAACTAATTCAAAATTCATATTAATTGTATCTACTGTACTAGTAAAAGGCACGATAGGTAAACTAGCAGGAGGAATATTGATACTGTATTCATCAGTCTTTACACCCAATAACTCTTGGCTATTGCCGGGTCTTCCTACACGTTGACTGTTAATCAATGCACTATTGATAATCGTATTAAACTGCTCTAACCAACTAGCATTTGCTGGGTCATTCCATAATACAGTTTGGTTGCTTAGATTAATGCCATTCACATCTGTAATGTTTTCAGTTGTACTAATGTTTGTTACTTTAAGATAACCCTGACCGGCAATGTTTCTTTTTGGATTATAGCTTACTAAGTTAGCTAGTTTGATAACTGAATCTCTACGTTCAGCAGTATCAATAAAGTTCTCACGTGTGTTTAGGTCGTTGCGGAAGGCAAGACCTTGTCCCATGAACGCAATAACGTCAAGTAAAGCAATAAACTCACTTGATTCAATGTAATCATTGAACGTTTCAGGATAATATACTCGCAAATAATCTATGAAACTTTTACGTAGGGTTTCATAATCGTAGCTTTTAAAATCGGCTTCACGAAAGGTTTGGTAGATTTGTTGCCAATTCTGAACACCAAAAATTGCTGATTGTCGGGATGATGTTGCCATAGTTATTCTCTTTTAAGTATTTATCTTAAAGGAAAACCACGGATTTTGTTATTGTAGAGTAGCGGTGTTAGTTAGATTATTGAAGAAAACGTTCAATATTTCAGCGTTATTAAAGGGTGCAATAGCTAACTCTACTTCAAGTAGTATGCCATTTTCCTGTGTGTAACTCTTTACAGTATTGATAATCAATCTAGGATCATTGCTAGCAATTCTACGTATTTCGTTTTCGATTCTTAGTTGAGT